CGAAAGTGTACTAGTGCGATCGTGGCTGATCGGCACATTCATACTGTTTTAATGCATTACATTATTGATTTTTTCCATTACGTTGAGCATTTAACAGTGCTCAGTTTCTTGGTTGGAGTTATTAGTGATTTTGCTTTGGAATTGTTTGTTTTTTGTTATAGCCAAACCCCGTCTTAATGCGGTTGTTCATTATTTATGCTTTTGAATAAAGCAGTTTGCATCTTTTGTTACAGGAGGCGATGATGGATCCTCTTAAACCTTTTCTATTGAAAAGAATCCTGTAGGTGGCGCTTTGCGCCACCGAGGTAGTCGATGCCCGTTCGACAATGTTGGAACTACATTTCAAACTTATCCCCCCCCCCGTTTTAATCCGGTTGTTGATTATTTATGCTTTTTAATAAAGCAATCTAGTTGATGGAAGTTCAACAATCCCTAGGAATTGATTTCAAACTCCTACAAGCCGCCATTTTCATAGCATGCTCATTTGAGGAATGTTTGTTTATGGATTTAAATTAATTGCTGACTTTGGTTTCGCTTGACCTTAGAATGACGCAATTTTAGCGCTATTATTGGATGCGCGCTTGTTGGTTGGATATTTATTTTGTTTCACATGTTTCACAATTCGAACGCTTTTTCGTTTCAGATTGCGATTAGTTATGTGGCCAATAGCTGATTAGGAGAGATCCGATGATATCACTTGGTGACTGTCTTTTTGTTTTCACGAATTAAAGATAAATTAGTGGAAGATGCCCATTTTTATAATCTTTCCTTTCATGGCGGTAGCCCCGCGCGCTAGTGTAATGCTAGTGGTATTGGCATTGGTCTTTTTGACCTCTGTTAAAGGAGATTTAAGAATGCATTACTTGATGAAAAATGCCTCTTCTGAACTCTTTGACTGTCAATCCCCTCTCCGGAAAGTGGTTCCATTGGTAATGGGCCACCTAGAGAGACCGTTTGAGTCGGCCTTGCCCTTTATTGGGTCCCCCCCCCCCCGCGTTTTCGCAACCCCGGACTTTCAGTCCACCCCCGCGCGTCCTCGTCTTCGTTCGTTTTCGTACCACTCTATGAGTGCTTCTATACCCGCCACGCTTTTGCCTACCGGGTCGTATAAGGGCTTTTCGCCCGTTGTTCTTGATCTTGTTGTGGTCATGAATGTTTCAGCTTTCCAGCTTGTCAGTTTTCGCTGTCCTTCGTCTTCAGATGTTGATGAATCTAAGACTGTTCCTTTTGTCGTCCCAGTTGTAGCCAGTAAGTTACACAAGGCTAATTTTACTAACTGGAAGATTGCTTATCTGTATGGTCCTCCCCAACCTTTATTCATTATTAGGTTCTTTGAGGAATACCTCCCTTTTGCTTCTGAGAGTTTTGGTTTTGATTTGATTTCCTGGGACAAGGCGTTGTACTTTTCCATACGAGTTCAACAGGATAAAAAGAAAGATCTATTTGTTTGCGTTCTTTTTGCTATCGCAGCTTTGCCTGTGTTGTGCACTCTTTCCGGTTTGTGGTTTCTTAAAGCTTCTTTTCTCTTTGCGTTGAAGAGCCTGTTGTGGCTAGTGTTTTGTTTTTCGTTTTTTATACGTCTTATACTTTTTTCCTTAGCACTTTGGTTCTTGTTTTCCGGCTATTCTATCTTGCCCTTATTTGTGATGTGTGTTTACGTTTTGTATCGCGATTATGGGGCTTATGGGCGTATGCGAGAGTTTGATGAGCTCTCTGAGCTGAGATCTAAAGTTGCTTCGTTCATGACTGGGAAGGGATCGTATTTGTCTAACTTGAAGAGATCCTATACCACTGTTTTTGGTGTGCCCATTAAGGCTGTTAAAGGTAAGTATTATTACAACAAGGGTTTCCAAGTTGGTTCACGTTTTTTCCGCACTAAGCCGCTTATTTATTTCCTTGAGTTGGCTTTATTTGAAAAACTCGATTTGGGAACTAATTATGTTACGACTTCAGGCCAGCCTTGGAATTTCGTCCACCCTTTGATCAGGTTGAGTGGTTATACCATAACAATGCGCCAGTCTTTAATGGTGCAGGATTGTATCTTGTTCATTGGGAAAATTCTTTATATTGTTACGGATACACGGTCTATACGTTTTGCCGCTTTGGCCGCGGAGATTGCTTCTTTTCGGAATACTTCTTGTGGTTGTGCAATGTCTGAACCAGCCTTTGAATATTTTAAGGTTGTTACAGGCGACTTGTTCAAGGAGCTTATTTCTGAACCGCCTGCCGATAGAGTATTTAACATGAGAGATATTTATAATTGTGACGGCGGTCGCCACAGGCCTAATTACCGTCCTACTGCATTTAGCTTTAGTGATTTGAGTTCGTTCTTAGGTGGCTTAGAGAAGACAATGCGTGCTCAAGCTTTAAAGCGCATTCTTCAAATGGTTGCTATTATGATAGCTTTAGTTTCTTTTTGTGGCCAAACAGGTTTCAGTCTGGATGGAATGACACGTGTTACTAAGGCCATTAAGACTCAACCTTTCGATGATACAGTCGATTTAGCAACGCAATTAGTCAGTCTTTTGAAATGGTTATCTGATACAGGTTGGCATTTATTCACCTTCGGTGCCACAGAAACATTTGTTGTGGACGCCCCGGGAAATTGGAAAAAAGCAGCAGAGGATATACTAATGACTCGTAAGCATGCCAATTTTACAAACATTTTAGGAACTGGGCTCATTGATTTAGAGGGCAACAAAATTCCCCTTAGTGTTTTTAGGTCGCGCCTAGTCAAGTTGATAAAGATTGATTGGAAGTTAGTCGAATCTACTTTAAGGACGAGTGCGAATAAGTTTGTTATGAGCGAGTTCAGGTCGCTACATCAACAGCTTGTTGCGTTTGAGTCTGAAGTCCAAGCGAAACTTTTAACACAGTCCTATAGGGCTGCACCTTATGGTTTGGCTATTGTTGGTGGCACTTCAGTTGGAAAATCGACCATCACTAATCTTATTTTTGCTTATTATTCCGCGATGAAAAATATTGAGCATTTACCAGAGATGATCTTCTCCCATCCATCTTTTACTGAGTTTTGGGACACGTATTGTGGCCAGGATTACATTTTATTTGATGATGTTGGAGCAGTTCACCCCCAGTCGAAAACTGAGGATAAGGCGCTGTTCGATGTTTTACAGGTGAATAACAACGCGCCCTATATAGTTCCAATGGCTCAAGCCGATGATAAAGGCACTCAGTGCGTTACCGCAAAATTGATGATCGCAACCTCCAATCAGTATGATTTGGGAGTCAGAACCATTTTTGCAACTCCTGAGGCAGTCCTTCGACGATTCAACTTGTTTATACATATGACTGTTAAGCCCCAATTTGCTTGTAGATTAGGTCGTCTGGATCCAGCCCGAGTTAGTGCTTTTATGCAACAATATCGAATTGATTCTTCTCAACCCGGTTATGTACCTCTTGGTTTTAGCGAGCGATTCCCACCGTTTTGGAATTTTGATATTTTGGAAGTTACTCAACACGTTACTGGAAATGTTCTTCATAGGTTTGATCATCAGTATACAGCCACAATTGACCTTTTGCAGTTTATAGCAGCGAATTGTAAAATTCACGAGACGAATCAGGATAGGGTTATGGCTAGTTTTGACTCTTTGAAATCCATGAAATTCTGTTCGACTTGCAACAGGCCAGATGATATTTGTTGCTGTCCGAGGTCTCCGACGACGCCTTTGAATCCTAATGCGCCTGCCTTTCGACCTACTTCTGGTGTGAGCCTTGAAGAGGACTCAGGTATTCTTGCTTTTATAATTTTCTGTGGCGTTGGGATCCTTTCTTTTATCATCCTATTGGTGTTTCAGGGTTTTTTCACTTCAGTTTGTTATTCAGCGATTTCGTGGCTGTGGACACTTTTTGTTTATGTGTGTGTGATTTCTGGAATAGTTCAGTGTGCCCGTGGTATTTTCGTTAGCAGGTTAGAGGCCGAACCTTTCTTTTCTAGTGTCCGGTTACCTTTGATTGTGGTCTCTCAGATTAGTCGTTCTGCCGCTACCTCTTGGCATGATTTTGTAAAATTCGGTGGTACGGTTTTAATGGGAGGCTGCAGTAGATCTGCTGTTTTGAAGGCTTCAATGGATTACATGTACGCCCGTATAAGGCGTCGTTTCACTCAGAAGAATTTGATAGTACTAGCTTTACTCGGAGCGTTGCTAGCTTTGGTGGCTACGCCTGTCTATAGGATGTTCTTCCAGGATGCAGTGTGGTTAACTACGGCTAAAACAGATGAAGTTCGATCAGGTGCTGTTCCAGCTGAGGTAGAGGATTCGCATAGTGCGTACTACAACCCAAACCCCCCGCAATTCACTGCTTCAGATAAATCTAAATGTTTGAGTGGTAAGTCTGCTGATTCTTATATTGAGAATACATTAAGACGGCATACTTGCATGGTTTCATTTTATGATGCGAGCGGGGCTCATGTTGGAGAAGTTATTGGGTTAGCAGTAGCTGGGAATTTGGTGGCCACTGCTGCCCATGGTGCCTTAAATGGCTCTGCTGCCCCATATTATTCATCTAATGATCTTCGGGCAGTGCGCGGAACAGTGAAGTTTGTGTCTTTGGCTAATGAGGAAGTCTGCACAAAGCACGATTTTTCCTTGTCAGATGGCTCTTTCTTTGTTGATCGTTCACAGGATTTCATCCTTATTGACGTACCGTCTATGCCTTCGCGTTCTAGTCTTGTTGAGTATTTTGTTGAGACACATGATCCGTTAGTTGATCTGGAGAAAGTTCGGTTGTTAGAACCTCGTCGATGGAATATGATTCCGAGCTTAAGTCGAGTTAGGAGATTGATTTTACCAGCTACTTATAGTAAAGGTTTCCTGGACTCCACTGTTTTCAGTGTTCAATGTGAGCAATCGTGGGGCCCTGGTCATAGTGGATCAACTCTGGTAGCGCAAGGGAAGAAAGGAACGTATATCTTAGGTTTCCAATCCTTGGGGGATAAAGAGAGTGATTATAAGTCCCTCGTGGCCACATTTATTGGCCGATCTTACCTTAAGAATGCTATACGTGAGGTGACTAAAACGCCGATTAGACAATTTTCTGGAATCAGTAAGAACCCAGTCATGGATGTTGGTGGTGAGTATGCCCAGAGTTCAATTCGACCCACACCTGGTTGTCCATTATTACATGATCAGGATGAGTTGAGCGAGACAAATTACTTCTTCGTTTGTTCTCTGTTGCGTGCTGGGGGAAAGACAAGGTCGGCGTTTTCACATCCCCCGTATCGAGGTTTCTTTTTAGAACGTGGTTATACTTGCAACAAGGAGGCTCCTAAGTTTGATTGGAGATCAAAGCGCCATTATTTGACACAAGTGTCCAAAATCTCATCTGAGATAGATATGTCAATTGTTGAGACTATAGTTCGCGTGCTGAGTTCTCATTGGGTTATGAGTTATCGTGAGGCTAAGGAGTTGGATTTGTTGCGACCCTTGAGTCTTGAGGAGGCTTTGAACGGGAACGATTCTGTGACTTGGATAGAACGCATGAAATATTCTACTAGTGCTGGCCATCCTTGGAACAAAACTAAATCTCAGTTGTTAGAAGTTCGAGACAATAAGAACTATTTGTCGGGGGTTGAGTATTACTTACCCCCAGACTTAAAGGCCGAGTTCGATGACTATTTTGGTTCACTTATAGATGGAAGCCCTCTAAATTACCCCTACAAAGGTACCCAAAAAGATGAGCCCATTTCAGCGGATAAGAACGCTACGCGGGGCCCTCGGATATTTTGTGCTGCGAATATGTATGTCATCATTGCAGGAAGAATGTTATTTGGATCCTATATACGGATTGCTCAGCGGAATTTTTGGATTTCGTGGGCTGCAGTGGGAATCAACGCATCTTCAGTTGTTTGGGGTTGGCTCTGGCGGTGGATTTCATTTTTCGGAAGCCATCGCATTATTGCAGGAGATTATTCCAACTTTGACCAGAATATGTCACCAGTGTTTACGCGAGCAGCATATGCCGTTCTCTTGAATTTGATGGAGAAGTCAGGCCATTTCGATTCGGATTTGCTTTCTGCTGCTCGATCTTGGGCATCTGAAGCAATTAATCCTAGTGTACTGATTGATGGAGATGTCTTTGATATTGCTGGGACTAACCCTTCCGGTAATCCGCTCACCGTTCATATTAATTGTATTGTGAACATTCTGTTTATCATGTATGTGTGGGTGAGTGTTGGGAATGATGTCTGGATGTTTTTCGATTATGTCAGAATGATTACCTACGGAGACGACAATCTGATTGCTGTGCATACCGACTTTTCGAATTTTGATTATTGGGTAATTCACGTCCAGCTTAAGCGTATTGGAGTTTTATATACTCCCGCTGATAAATCAGATCCCCAGTCCAAGAAGTTTGATCTTCCGGAGGATATTGCATTCCTCAAGCGAGGATTTGAGGAAAGGGATGGTTATTGTTATGCCCCTTTAGATATATCATCTCTCGCGAAAACTTTTACTTGTTGGATGAGCTCTGATTTGGATGATCGGGCGCATGGCTTGGCTTGTCTTACTTCGTGTTGGGAGAATGCAGTCCATTATCGACCTGATATTCGTGACAAAATCCACGCTGATATTTTAGCTGCTTGCAAAGAGCTGAGCTGGCCGGCGGAGTTTCCTCCTGTCCATGAGATAGAATCTCGATTTCGGGATGCTCCTTATGATAGAGCTGATGTGGCGCTTGCAGGAATGGGTCTCGACGCTCGAGTTAGTTTGGGTTTTTGGGATCCGAAGTGCTCTTTGTACAGTGTTGGTATTGATGGATGGTTTATTTTTAACAGCCTAGCTGCTCCCATTGTTGAGGAGATTCCTAAATCAATTGTTCTCTGGCTAGTACTGTATATTGCCCATTGTGAAAATGTTCAGCTCCCGCCTAGCTATGTTTTATATGCGAAGATAGGGGGCGCAGTGGCTTTTGCTTTCAATGAGATATATTTGTATAAGCTGCCCATGTTTGGTTTTAGTTACAGGATGTTGCCTCCCTTCTTTATGCATATTCTTGTGATGTGGGGCCCTACTTTTTGGCACAGAGTCGTTTATCATTCATTTTTTAACCTTGTGACTATTTGCTATTTGTTTGTTAGCTACACCTTCGCCTGTTCTGTCTATGGAGAGGGAGTGCTGTTGCAGGGCTGTATGCATGCGGTTTATAATAGTATGTGGGAGGAGATCTTGTATTATGTGCGGCCCTACCGGAATATGTTTCATGGTTTAGCTTTCTCAGTTGTTAGGATGAGTTATACGCTTTTCCAGTGGTGGGACCACCAGTCCAATCTGTGGATTCCAATTATGCACGGTTTGCTAGATCACGGCGTCCCACTTGGGCCTGGTTTGATGCCACTTCTTGACAATCGCCATGAATTTGATGATGATGAGGGGGTTGAGGACACGGGCCACTACGATGGATTTTATTTAGTGGATGGACCTCGCGAATCTATGTTGAGCTTGTTGCAGGACGGGAACTTAAGTCCCATTCTGCCTTCAGGCCCTCAAGAGTAATTCGAGGTCGCGGTAGCCCACCGCCAAATCAAATGGGCACCGCGAAGTTCAAGCGGACATGAAATATGAACAGGTGGTCAACGGCAATTTTTATATTACCCTCTTGATCTTCACAGGATAGTTACTTAACGAGCGGCTCTGAGCTCGCGAGAGGATTCTGTGAGATACTACCAAGAGCAATCCTCTAAATTCAATGGTCTGGTATACCAAAGAGCAACAAACTTCGGTCAATTAGTACAAAAGCCGATTTTACAAATAGTACTGCCGACCAAATTATCGATTTTCAGGATCCAGTTTCAGAAGTCATCGACTCTGGCACTGTGATCATTCCCCCTGTAAAGGGTGTTGATTCTTCAATTACTGAGTGGTTTTCTCGTCCCCAATTGATCCAAACTTTACCATGGATTGAGAATGGTTCGATTAACACTACAATTTTTCCTTTGGCTCAATTTTTCGATCCTACGATTACATCGAATTGGGATAAAATTAAAGGCTATTCTCGTGTACGAGGTACGCTGCATCTAAAACTTGAGCTAAATGCATCTCCCTTTCATTTCGGTGCTTTGAATGTTTCTTGGGCTCCTTTAACCAGCGAGCAAGGTAATTCTACAGTTGGAAAGATCAACTATGATGTCTTGAATTCATTTTCTGGAGCTAGTTTATCAGCATATGGTGACGGATCTAATTCGGACAATTCTGCACTAATGAAGGTCACTCAACGGCTGAACGGCTTTTTGTATCCACAGGATTGCAACACACTGGACTTTGAAATTCCATTTCTTTATCCGAAGGAGTTTATTGAGTTGAGATCACAGACTTACTCGAGTAACACTTTTGCGAATAATTCTGTTGAGTTATATCAATTTGGATCTTTGGTTTTTGTAACTGCTGTTCCTTTAACTGTGGCGCAAACGCTTACTGGAGGGATAGCAACAATTAACGTTTTTGCATGGATGACAGATGTCGAAATGGAAGGACCCAGTTTGGTGATTACGTCCGGTGTTGTTCAGGCTGCAGGTTCAGCCATGACTAGTTTTAAGGATGTTCCTATTGTAGGCGGATATTTGGCTAAAGCCGGGGCCATTTCCAAGGCTTCTGCTAAGGTTATGTCACTTCTGGGCATGTCCAATCACCCTAGTGAAAGTAAACCAACTGAGGTCGTACCATCCGCAATGCCTGCTCTTAGTAGTGTGGAAATAGATTCAAATTCGCGCTACCTGGGGCTAGCACCTCGGTCTGGTTTAACAATGGCTCCAACTGAGTCTTGGTCTGATGAGTTGGAGATTGATCAATTTGGAAAGCCTGTAGTAGCTTTGGGCGTGAGCTCATGGGACATCTCCACCTCGAAGGGTGTTTCTGTTTTTAGAGCAAATGTCACTCCAGAAGTTGCAATTACAAAGTTGCTCTCAGGTTTAGCTACAGGTGATACAGTGTCAATTGTGCAGCCTCCAGCTGCGTATGTTTCTTCTATGTTTGGACAATGGCGCGGAAAGATCAAGTATCACTTCACTGCAGTTGCATCCCAGTACCATCGTGGGCGATTGCGTATGTATTACGATGCTGCGATTAACGATACCGTTTCATTTAAAGAAGGATTTCTTTTCTCTAAGGTCTGGGATATAACTGAAACAAAGAATTTTGAATTCGAAGTTCCTTTCACTGCTGCTACGCAAATGTTGACATTATCACATCCCCAGTACAAGAAAGAAAATGTCCCATCCACGATTAACTATGCATTGAGTGCTGGTACAACTATTGTTTCTACTGATTTGCGGTTTCACAACGGATTCGTCAATTTAATTGTGTTGAACCAGTTGTTAGGTCCTAATGCAGCCGGCGTGAAAATTATTTGCAGTATGTCAATTTCGGACTTGGAGTTCGCAGAGCCTACGCCCCCTGGTACTTGGCTCCAAGGAGCTTCAGGTAGTACCACTACTCTTGTTCAATCTCAGTCGTATTTATCTTTGTCCCATAACTACCGCACTACCTCCGCAGTTCCATCTGATCACAAGAAGTTTGATGCAGAGTTGTACAATGGTGAAAGAGTATTGTCTCTAAGAACCTTGTTGCATCGCTCCTGTGATTATACCTTGTTGGCGGCTCCTTCAAGTTCAACTGGGCAAACAGGCAATTTGGGGTGTTTGATCTGTAATAGATACACCATTCCAAGGGAACCTGTGTCACCTGGCGAACACTCCTATGGAACCTCAGCTTCAAGAGTTTCGGACACAACTATGAATTTCTCTAACAATTTTTCAACTTCTGGTACCACTGGCTATTCTTACGTTGCTATGACACCCTTTGTCTTTCTAAAGGGCATGTTTGCGGGCTATCGTGGATCTTTCCGTATTAAGGCCGTTGCGGACCAACCTGTTTTCCAAACAACCGACTCTGCTAGCATGCCGAATCTACCGACTCTTACGTCCTTGTCCATTACGCGATCTCATGATTATGTGGGCGCAACTACTTGGACTTCGACTCGTGGCACTGGAGCTTCAGCTAGCAGGGTGGCTTACGATTCTGTTGCCCAGCCAGACAAACGTGGTCAAATGGCTTTGCGCGGCAGTGAGTTCAATGCGAGTGTTTTTGGGAATACACTTTCTGTGGATGTGCCATTTTACTCCAAGTATAAGTTTTTACCAACAAACGACGCTACTAGATCTTTTCCTCGTACGGGCGCACCTACCTTGACTTTGGGCGCAGTTAGTGGTGACGGTGTTTATCACGTCGCCTCAGACTGCATCGATATCGACTGCAGGTACATCAATCCCCTTACTTGGCAGAACGCCGCCACCAGTAACGCTCGGTCACCAACCTTACGTCTTTACACATCGTGTGGAACCGACTTTTCTTTTGTTGGTTTTATCAACACTCCCACTTTGTACATGACAACTACATTGCCCAACCCCACCGATTAGCATTTCAGCCATGCCGGAAAGGCGCGATGTAGGGTTTCCCCTTTGCAAGATGCATACGAATAGGCCGCAAGGTCCTAGATCATACTATGGCGGAGTACCCGCGCGCCCACA